TCAGGACAACCGAAGTACCGGCAGTCGCGGATAATGATATAGTTACCGCAGATGATGCCGTCAGGTCATACGCGTCAAACTCTAGCGAGCTGTGCAGATAGACCATTTTGTCTTGTCTATCCGGTAACTCTATACTCTCAAAATGTTCTATGTACCTCTTAGTAGAACCGTTTACAACGCGTTTTACTACTACCCATACCTCATCATGTCCGTAAGTCTGGCTTGGGATAATCGCTACCGACTCGTACCGGCCGTCTGTTGTCTGTTCCGCCCAGCCTTGCACTTCCTGATCTATCTCGCGCGTAAGTGTCGCTAGAGTGCCGTCTGTGGTTACGCAGTAAAGTATCGTGTCCGGTACTTCTTGATACGCTATATCAAGTATACCGTTACCGGTGATCTCCGGGGAAAGTATTGTTTTGTCAGTAGCTTTATAAGCGTCGTTCTCCCATAAATAGAACAGTTCTCTGACCTTCTTTTTGAACCTCTGCACATAATAGAAAAAACTACCTATCCGTTTCGGCTGGACAGCTTCAGCGCCGAAACTTATCTCTTGTTTAGCGGTTATGTTAGTAGGCGTGATACTTGATTCAGCTCCGCCGTTAATAACAAACGCGCCGCCGTAAGTGCCTGCTAACAGCGAGTTTCCGCTTGCCAACCATTGTATCTCGTTAGACTGGTTAGATGATAGTTTAATGTTGATACCGTCATCGTCTGCCTGCTCGTCTAACGCGTAATCGTCAAATATAAAAGTCTTTGAACCCCATACACCTTGCGGTTCTTTATCTGTTCTCGCCCAGTATAACCGACCTTCATGAAACTGTACTCTTGCCGGCCATCCCCGCACATCGCTCCATGCGCCTTCGGCGAATGTTGAAGAAGTACCTGCTACTGAAAGCGTGGACATAACCGTAACGGTTGCTTGTGAAGTATTGGTTACTGCAGTGATCTTAAAATAACCCTGTAAAGCTGTAGTCGCGGAAGTAACTATACCGCCAAATTTCCAATAAGTTCCCCGATGCCCCATTGTCGCGCCTGACGCTACAAAGGAAAAAGTTGAGCTGGTAGCGTTCAGGGAGATAGTTACAAGCGTACCGGATGTCGCGGATGCCGTCATATACAAGGTTTCATCGGTATTATCGTCAAGGAACGGCCCGCCAAGGAAATCATAATCTTCTATTGTCCATTGGTTAGACGCTAGACGCGTCAAGAGTTGAGGCCGGTGATCTCCATGCGCCATCCAGGTTAAATCATTCAACTGTGTATACTGCACATCTTTGATCTCATCTTCCGCATACACATGCGCAAGTTCAAATGGAGTGGTTCCGGTAGTTACTACCACACCACGGTCTGTATAAAACCGAAAATACTCATCGCCCATTTCAATGATATAAGCGTCTGTTTGATTAAAAACAAAGTCTATAAGTCTTACCGATGAGTCTGTACCTAACGCGGACATCTTACATTCGTTCACATACCTTGTCCCGGGCGTAGAGATTACCGGACCGTAAGGTCTAACAAGCATGTTCTGGACTATGGCGCAAGCGTTATCATACTGCGCTATGTCTGTCCTGCCGAAAAGCGAAGCGCCAAACACTCCGCCGGTGAACGATGTTTTGATTACATCTACTTTAGCCACATTTACACCTCAAAGTTATTTGACCCTTGTTTCGCCAGTTCCCACGCGTCATCTTTCTGATAATGCGGTATCCCTATCTGAGAGTTCTCAGCTAACGCTTTCGCTAGCGATACTTTCTCATACTTCTCTAAAAATGTTTCAGCGACCGTCTTTGAGTTAAGTATCATGAACGCGATGTCCGCGCAGAGTTTGTCTACAAACGCCTCTACGAAAGACGGCGGATACTTGCTCGGTGTATTCAGAAAATACACATACTCTACTCCTAACCCTGTTGTGTCTGATACGACAAACTCGCCTAGCTCACGCCATATAGTGTTTGGATTGTTCGCCCTGAATATCCGTATACACTCGTTAGGTTTCTGATATACATAGGTTTCGCCGGGGTCATACCATTCCAGCGTGTCGGTAACCTGAGATAATAGTTTCCTGCGTAACGCGAATGTCCATGCGGTTTCGCTTAAAGCGCTCTTTAATGAGATTTCATATACCCTATTCACTACACGCGCGTTCTCGGCTTCATCATCAATATTCACGATAGGGCTTGCGCCTACCAGGGTAAGGGCTTTGTTCACTATCTCCGTTCTTGATATAGCCATGGTATCTCCTTAAGTTGGGAGCCGAGATTTTACCCCGGCTCCCGATATACCGTTAGGTATATTTGATGACGCTTCTCAGCGTACCAAACGTCAGTACAAGCGGCAAAAGGTTCGCCTGCATAATTCTCAGGTAAATACCTTTTGAGTCTGTCCCGCTTATTACTGTACCAACCTTATCCCCGCTAAGGTGTAAGGTCTGTGCCGTACCTATGTTGAAGGTAGTTACGCCAAATGTTGCCTTGTCAACTACCAACGCGCCTAAGCAGGTGTTCGCTGCTGTGGCTAACATGGTGCTTCCGGTACCGATACACATAGTAGCCAGCGAGTTCGCCACGCCGCCTGCTACCGGCATATAGACAAATACATCAAGGATCTTCGCATTAGCCGGAACAACACCGATCTTGATAGTGTCGTTGCTGCTAAGGACTACCGTATTGGTGTAAGTGTCCACCCATACCTTTTCAACGCTTTTGATGTAGCCGTCAGAGATAACATTATCCCCCGATCCGCCTGCATCGTACTTTGTTACATTCGCTCCTTTTAAATCTTGATTAGCTGCCATTGTCTTGCTCCTTTTGGTTTGAGCGCCCCCTATAGAAGCGCCCCGCACCGGTTTACTTACTTACTTAGGTTCTGATCTTCCTGATCCTTGATTCCTCAAGCCTTACAGCTCCGCAGTTCAACTCGTAGTAGACCTGCCAAGAGTACGATAGATCGGTTCTCTCATCAGTTCTTACAAGCGGCGCGGATGCCATCGCAAGACAGAGCGCGTACTTCTGGTACACCAGACCTTCTAAACCTGATTGCTGCGCTATCCTCGTTGACTGTATCCAGTTAAAGCCCATAAATGTCTTGATCTGACCATTCACAAGAGCTTTAACATTCGCATAATCCGATGATGTTATCTTTGAATCGTTCAATGCGGAAGCCAGCAAGGTAGGAGTTATCACTATGAAACGATCTTCTTCCTCTACATCGGAATTATCCAGAGCGAGTTTCATTCTAGTAATATCCTGAATGTAAAGACTACCGGTTGTAATTGCGAGAGTTGCCGTGGTCGGCGCGGTTGTAGAGCCTGTTTCACCGCTTGCAGTTGTCGTGGATACGGCTGCCGCGATAATAACATCGTCTATCTTACGACCGAGCGATCTTGCGGCTGCAATCGTGTATGCACTCCGAGGATCGGAGATACACTTTAGCTCATCGCCTCTGTCTAGCATACGGTTATCATGATAATCAAGCATGACTCCCATACGCCGGGCAAGGTTTGGATCGTTATTAGGTGTCTGGACATTCCTTCCACCTTTGGTACTCATCGCCCATTCCCCGATCTGATCCTGGAAAAAGGTTTTACCTTTCACGTTCGGTTTCAGATATACAGTATTCAAAAGTTTACTGTACTTCTGTTGCGCAAGCTGCATAATGTTCTGACTATACGCTTGTGTATAAATTTCGTTCTGTGTGTCTGCCATAGTCTATCCTCCTTAAAGTTTGAACAACCATTCTCTTTGCTTTGATTGATTGCCCTCTAAAGAGGATCGCACAAGCCATCTTGCTACGATTTGCAGGGTCATTTCAGATTATCCTACCGTACCGGTGCATGACATAAAGGGCTTGTTAGCTTGTCTTTATGCCACGCGATATACTTATCAAACGGTTAACATGTTCTACCGCGCGATCGTGATCTTCCTGCGAAGCTTTATTGCTGATGTATGGATGATTTGGGTCTGCCTTAATCTTCGCGATCTCAGCCAACGCCTCATCAGGTGTCAACGAGAACCGTTTGTACTGGAACTCGCCTACCTTGTTCTCCGAAAACTGCTGGCCTATCTTAGCCAAGAACTTCATACCTGCCGGGTCTTTACTTAGTGCCGCAGTCAGGAAATTACCCATCTCCTGGTCATCCGCGAACTTGGATATAACCATATCGCCAAGCTCTACATTCGCCGCATACGCATCGCCCCATTCAGCTCTCAGCTTATTGATGTTCGTGTTCAACGTATCCTGAAACT